GCGGTGGTGCCGATGGGCCAGCCGCCGGTGTGGGCGATCCGGTAGCCGGGCTCGACGGGGGCCGCGGCGACCGGGGCCGGCTTCGGGGTGGCGGTGCGGCCGGTGAGGAACTGGAAGTACTCGCGGAGGCTTCCGTCCGCCCGCATCGCGGCGATGTCTTCGAGAGTCGGCTCGGTCATCAGGCAACCGCCATGTCCACGAAGCGGGAGTAATGACCTTGGAAGGCGACGGTGATCGTCGCGGTTGGGCCGCCGCGATGCTTGCCGACGATCAGGTCGGCCTCGCCGGCGCGCGGGGACTCCTTCTCGTAGGCATCCTCACGGTGCAGCAGGATCACCATGTCGGCGTCCTGCTCGATGGCGCCGGATTCGCGCAGGTCGGACACCATGGGCTTCTTCTCGGTGCGCTGTTCGGGTCCGCGGTTGAGCTGGCACAGGACGATGACGGTGATCCCGAAGTCCTTGGCGATCAGCTTGAGGTTGCGGGAGATCTCGGCGACGGCCTGCTGCCGGTTCTCCGCTCGCGGCGCCTGCATCAACTGCAGGTAGTCGACGATCACCAGGCGGAGGCCTTTGGTGCGGACGAGGTTGCGGACCCGGCCGCGGAGGATGGGCAGGGACAGCAGCGCTCCGTCGTTGATCCACAGGGGTGCGGCGGCGATGTCGGGGGCGCGGCGGGCGGCCCGCTTCATGTCGTCGTCGGTGGCGATGCCCTGCTTGAGGTGGTGGTGAGCGATGCGGGCTTCGGCGGACAGGATCCGGTCGGAGAGTTCCGCCTGCGACATTTCCAGCGACTCGAACAGGGTGGGGATCTTGTAGCGGATGGCGGAGGCTCGGGCGAAGTCCTGGGCGATCGTCGACTTGCCCATGGCGGGCCGGGCGCCGACGACGACGAGCTGGCCGGGCGCCCAGCCGCCGCAGAGCAGGCTGTCGAGGTCGATGAAGCCAGTGGGGACGCGGTCTTCGTTGGTGGGCGGAGTGGTGGCGCGTTCGATGCTGTCGAGGAGGAGGTCGCCGATGGCGGCGAGGTTGCTTTCGTCGGTGGGCCGGACGGCGCCGTCGAGGTCGGCCTGGATGGAAGCAACGTCGGCGTCTTCGTCGAAGGCCGGGGAGCCGCCTTTGAGGATGGCGTCGTAGCCGAGGGCAACAACGCGGGCTGCGACCGCCTTCTTGGCGACGCGGGCTGCGTACCAGGCAGCGTTGCCGTAGTGCGCTTCGTTGCAGAGCTCCATGAGCTGGTCGGCGACGGGCACGCGGGTGGGCATGCGACCGTCGGCGTGCCAGGCCTCGAGCTGCCGGTGGACGGCGAGGTGCTTCAACTCGCCGTCGCGGAAGCTGGTGCGGAGTTCCTCGACGGCGAACCAGCTCCAGCGAAGCCAGTCGGTGGTGATGTCGGCGGGGTCGAACCCTTCGGCGCCGAGTTCGTCGATGGCGGCGGGCTGCATGATCGCGGTGGCGACGAGGACGCGTTCGGCTTCGATGTCGCGGGGCCGCTCGGGCGGGCGCGGGCCGGCGTCGGCCACGACCTCGTCGGGGGCCCACATTTCGGTTTCGGTGGTCATGCGGCCATCGCCTCCAGGTCGGCAGTGAGCAGTCGGCGGTAGCCCTCGACGGCCTGGCGGGTCATGGCCTGATTGCCAGCGATCTTGATCTGCTTGTTGCGGGGGATGTCGACGCTCGTGATCCATCCGTCGTCGTCGCCCTGCATCCATTCGACGAAGCGGGCGGACAAGCCGCGCCCATCGCCGCGGGTGCGCTCGGTAGGCGCCGGCGCCTCGCGGCCGAGGATGCCCTCCCACCGACGGATGGCGGGGCCGTAATCGTCACCGTCGAGGGAGATCCATCGGCCGTCCAACCCCATGAGTATCCCGGGGAGCAGTGCCTCCCCGCGGTTGTTCCAGCGGTTGCCGCCCGCGTTCTGGGTTGTGGGTGTCGGAAGCAGCCTCAGCCCTCCGGGAGGCGCGTCACGGCGGTCCGCAGGTTCATGCCGCCCTTGCGCTTCGGCGAGGTCCCGGGGCCACCGGTACCGTCCGCTGCGCTCGGGGTCGGAAGCAGCGGGATGCGCGATGCAGAACCAGCGGCGCCTGAGGTGGGGCGCCCCGATGTCGCGAGCTGGTAGGCATGTCCACCGCGCGTCATACCCGATTTGGGCCAGGTCGGCGACGACGACGTCGATGCCGCGCGAGAGGATCGCCTGAACGTTTTCCAGGAAGACGACGCGGGGTCGAATGACGCCCACAGCTTGAGCAACGTTCTTCCAGACCTTCGACCACTGCCCGTTGACGCCACTTTTGTCTCCTGCGTTGCTGATGTTGCGGCACGGGAATCCGGCCGACAGTGAGTCGATCTGGTACTGCTGGGCGATGCCCGCCCAGTCGGCGGTGGTGATGTCGCCGAGGTTGGTGGCCCACGGGAACCGGGCTTCCATGACGCGGCTCGCGAACGGGTCGTTCTCGGCATAGACGAGGGTCTTGTTGCCGGTGATCTGCTCGACGGCCAGGTCGAGGGTTCCCGCGACCGAGCAGAGGCTGATGTTCGTCACGCTGCCCTCCGGCGACGGTCGTTGCCCTTCATCGGGACGCGCTCGCACATTTCGGCGAGGCGGCTGGTGACGCGGTCGCCGAGACGCCCGGCGAGCTCTGCCGGCCCGACGTTGGAGGTGATCAGCGTGGGGAGGTGGTTCTCGTACCGGTGGTTGATCAGCCGGAAGTTGACCTCCTCGGTGAACTCAGTGGGCTTTCGGTCGGCGCCGAGGTCGTCGATCAGCAGGAGGCGGGCGCCCCGGTAGCGGTCGAACTCGGCTTCGGAGTCGACGCCGTGGCGCGGCCGGAGAGCTGCGTACAGGTCGGCGGCGGTGGTCACGGCCCAGCGGGCGGACACCCCCGTGACGGCCAGCTCCCGCATCGCCCCGTATGCCTCATGCGTCTTGCCAACGCCGGTCGAACCGAGCAGCAGCAGCGACGGACCGATGTTGACCGCGGCGATCGGCGCCCCACGCTCGGCCTGCGCCTGCTTGGCGTCAGCGACGAGCATGTCGATCCAGACGCGCAGCTGCGGCAGCGACGAGACCGCGGACCGGTAGTGGAACGGCACCACGTCGGCGACGGCAGCGTAGGTGTGGCGGGCGACGTTGGCGGTGGAGTGCGGGTCGAAGTCGTTTTCGTTCCACCAGTTGAGGTCGAGGCCGCGGGCGGCGAGCAGCGGCTCGATGTCGTGGCCCCGGAGGTTCGAGGGCGGGATGTACTGCATCAGAAGTCCTCGTCGTAGACGGATTGGTCGGTGGGATTGCGGTACGGCTGGTAGCCGCCGGAGACAGCGCGGAGCTGCGGGCCGGGCTGAGGATCGGGCTCGTCGTCGTAGCAGCCCTTGTTCAGCCAGGTGGCCGGGAGCTTCGTGTACTTGGGGTCCTGGCCGAAGCGCTCGCGGGCGTAGGCCTGGGCTGCATCGACCATGTGCTTGGGATCTACGCCGCGTTCGATAGCAGCGATCCACGCCTTCTTGGCTTCCTCGCGGTCGCGCTTCTTCGGGTAGTTCGACAAGAAGGCACCGAAGGCCTCGAGGTGATGCCCGGCCTTCTCGCTGCCGCTCTTGGTCTGGACCGGGGCGACCGGCTTCTCGGGCTGGTTCGAGGCGGCGGCGAGAGAAGAGTCTTCCAGTAGTTGTTTGTCTGACGGTTGTTGGTGGTTAGGGCTGCGTTCCGTGCGTGACGAACGGACTTTAAGTGCGTGACATTCGTCGGTCACGGACTCTGCGTGCGTGACAGTCACGCCTTCTACGTCCGTGACGGTCACGGACTCTGCGTGCGTGACACCCTTCGAACGGGACCGGCGCTTCCGCTCCGCGGCGGCGGCACGGAACTCGTCCTCTTCGCGCTCGAGGTCATTCCAGTCGGTCGCGGGGCGGCACAGTTCCATCGCGAGCTTGTATCGGGTCCGGCCCTCACGGGTTCCGTCCCTGACGATCAGTCCGGCCTTCTCGAGCCGGCGCAGCGCGCGCTGCACGGTGGCCCGGTCGAAGCCGGTGCGGTACTGAATGCGGAGTACCGAAGGATGCGCGTCAGTGCCGGCCGGACTCGCATGCTCAGCGAGCGCCTGAAGGATGTGCCGGGCTGTCGTGTCCGGCTTCCCCTTCTCGGTGCGCGGCATGGGTGCGCGGTCCATGGCCCACGTGACGGCCTCAGTACTCACGGGTTACTTCCTTCGGGAGGGTGTCTGCACTGGTCAGTCGCTGTTTCGGGGACAGCCCTCATGGAGGCTTCACGGGGGCGTAGTTGGCGCCCTCGGTGCGGTTCCACCCTACCCCAGGGTGACCGGTCACCGGCAGGTCAAATAGAATCCAGTGACTATCGTTCATCTCAACCGGGCGGGCGTGGGGGTGACCAGCCACTGCACGGTCAGCTACGCTGTCGACATGACGACGAAGGGGCAGCCCGGCCGCGTAATCCGCATCGACGATGAGACGTGGGCGGACTTCGGCCAGCTGTGCGAGGAGAAGGGCATCGCCCGCGCGACGGACATCCGCATGTACGTCGTGCGCGAGGTGGCCGCCTGGCGCAAGCAGCAGGCCCGCCAGGGCGCCATCGAGCGCCGGCTCGACAAGCTGCAGGCTTCCGACGACTGACCTCACGTCCTCCTCCTTCCTCCGCCCCGCCTGTACGGCGGGGCTTCGTCGTGTCCGGGCGTCGCAGTTCGCGCTCACGCGGCCCGCCCCTGCCCAGGGCCGCAGTCACTGCAGGTCCAATGGAGCGGCGTGCCATACCGATTGGTCATCGAGCAGGGGCCGCCACATGCGGCGCACGTCAGTGCACGGTTACGAGGCAGGTCATAGGCGCAGAAGCGAGCAGGAACGTCCTCGATCTCGACGTTGCTCGCGGTCGCTCCGTCCTCGCGGATGTCCGAGTCCAGCCCGGCGGCCGTGCCGCCGCACTTCCAGCACTCCGGATATGGGACGCCGTCGGGCAGGATGAGCGGGAATCCGCATCCACTGCAGCGAGGAACATCTCGGGCCTGGATAACCTGTCGTGGCTGGCAGGTCGGCCCGGCCGCGCTCGCGGAGGCAGCCGCCTTCGGGCTCTCGTCCTGAGGGCCAACGGCAGCCTCCCCGGCGCCGTTGTCGAGATACCGTTCGCGGTCCTCGCGTGGAACCCAGAACCGGTGCGTTCGCGCCCCACTGGAGTACTCCAGCGGCACGATCAGGCCGGCTGCCGTCTTGCGGACAAGGTCGTCGAATCCGATCGGCGAGACTTGCGGCGTGGTGTGGAACTCATTGCAGCGGCCGCGCTTTTTGATTGGGCACGGGAGGGCGGATCGTTCGTCGCAACGCCAGAAGTCGATCGTCCGGTGCCCAGTCCAGACGGTGATTTCACCCTTGGCCTCGATGACGTGGGCGGGCAGGTTGTCGCTACGTGTCCAGTTCGCGTCAGTGCGCTGCCCGTAGTCGTGGCGGTCCGTGTGCCACCACGGGGTGATGCCGAGGCTGAGGGCCTTGCCGGCCCGGTACGGAACGCTGCTCTTGCCTAGGTTGGGGACGTCGGACAACTGGACTTCAAGGCCGATGCGGGCTCCGTCACCCTCGATGAGGACGTCCGTCTGTATGCGGCCACGCGGACCGGTTGCCCTGACCTCGGTCCTGGCCGGGTGCCCGTCACTCTCCGCCGCGCGGACGGCACGCTCCTGCCAGGCGATATGCCTGTCGCTGCGAGCCGGTCCTTGGTGGCGGTCTTGGTCCTCGCGATGCTGGTGTACGGCTTCGCGACGCCCGTTGCGCTGCTGGCGCAGGTACATCCACGCCACGACGCCTTGGCTCCAGCAGATACCTGCGCAGCGGATGCCTCGGTCTTCAACGCGGACGCCGTCGTCGCCGCATCGACGGTCCCGCTTGTACAGGAAGTCCCAGTCACCGACCGAGAGGGCTTGTAGATCCTTGATCTCACGGTCGAGATCGACGACGTAGATCTCGTTCGACACTGGCTTCCCCTCCTTCGTTGGGCCCCGCCATCGGCGGAGCCTTCGTCGTGTTCGGGCTAGGCGGCTGCGCCGAAGATCGCCGCGAACTGCTCGCGCATCGGCTGGTCTTCGACGTGGGCCGGGCGGACGCACCGCTCCATACCGCAGCCGGGACGTACCTGGCCGATGGGGTCGCGGCCGTAGCGGATGCGGAAGGCGATGCGGCCCGCGGTCTGCTTGGGTCCTTCGTGGCTGATGCGGATGCTGGCGGTGGTCTGGGGCCAGATCAGGTGACCGTCGACGGTGGGCTGGGCGCGCCGCCAGAAGAGGTCTTCGTAGGTTCCGGCGGGGGTGGGTCCCGGCTTGTGGGCGGGGATTCCGAGCTCGGCGCGGATCTCGCCGACGAGGGTGTTGCGGACGTGGACGTGGCGGGCGATGGCGCGGTCGCTCCAACCGGCGCGGAGGAGTTCGACGATGGCGTTGCGGGTGTTCATGCCGCCTCCCCCATCTGCTCGCGGTAGGCCTCGGCGATGCGCCACACGGTGCGGACGTGGCATCCGACGGCGTCGGCGATCTGGTAGGCGTCCATGGCGCCGCGCTCGAGGAGGCTGAAGACCTTCTGGCGGCGTTCGGCCTCCCGCCGTCGGCGCTCGTTGCCACCGGCCGCCTTGGAGCGGGTCCGCGGGAGTTGGGCGCCCCACATGCCGTGGCGGCGGTTGTGGGCCAGCTCTCCTTCCGTGGCCAGGGCGAAGTCGGCGCACTGCTGCTGGACGGGGCAGCCGGTGCAAATCTTCCTGGCGTCGGAGTAGCCGGCGCCACTGCCTTCCGGATGCCAAAGTTCAGGGTCGGTCTGTGCGCAGCGCGCGTCTTCCATCCAGTCGTAGCGGCTCATCGGCTGATCTCCTCTCGTGTGGGCTGCCGCCAGGCGCGGCGGATGGTGAGGTAGTCGAGGACGGCCTGTTCGCTGGCGGCCGTCTTGCGTGCGGGCCGTCGTCGCATCCGCCGGAGGTCCCAGCGGTGGCGGGCTCGCTGTCCGCCCCAGATGGCGAGGCGGGCGGTCCAGTAGCCAGCGGTAACGACGACCCCGGCCGTGGTGATCACGAGGACCGCCACGGATATGGCCAGGCCCCAGAACGCGGCGGCGAGGACGGCGGCCAGGTTGTCCCTCACGTCCGCCTCCCGACGCGTGCGGCGTAGGTGACGGCGGCGATACCGGCCATGAGCGCGAGGACGGCGAGGAAGAGGGCGATGTCGTTCACGACGCCTCCCCGAGCCCGTCGAGGGACAACTGCTCTTGGGCGGCCAGCTTGATGACGTCGGCCTCACGTGCTTCGGCAACCTTCGGCGGCGGCTTGGCGAGGGAGGCGGCGACCGCGTCGAACTCCCTCAACGCGTTTCGGAGACTGGCCCTGATCTCGTTGGCGATGGTCAGTGGGTCTTGGAGCTGCTCCTTCGTCTCCTTCAGCACGTCCCGCGCGGGCCAGACGGTCGGCTTGGCATCGACAGGCCGGGTGGCGGGGATGGTGACGATGACGGTGGGTACGTCGGTGCCGGACTCACGGAACGCTCCTTCGGCGACCGCCTCGACGGTGCCGCCGCGGGCCTCGACCAGCGCCCGGAATGTCGCGGTCTTGCTCGTCTGGTAGGTGACGGCCCACGACATCACCGAGACCAGCAGCCCGTCCGGCTTGAGGAACCGGAGGGCGTGTTCGACGTGGGCGATGTCGGCGCCTTTGGTGAAGGGCGGGTTCATGACGACCCGGTCGTACCGAGCGGCGGCGGGCACGGTGAGGAAGTCGGCGACGTACAGGGCTCGCGCGACGCCCGCGTCGGTGAGTACTGCGGCGTATCCGGGGTCTCGCTCGATGCAGTCGACGACCGCGCCGTGATCTGCGGCAGCGGTGGCGATGGCGCCCGAGCCAGCCGACGGCTCGAGGGCTTCCATGCCCGGCTGTACGTCCGCGAGTTCGATGAGCCGCTGGACCACGGCGGCCGGGGTCGGGAAGTACTGGGCTTGCTGCCGCTTCTCCCGCAACGTCACCACCTGTCCGGTCTCCAGGACGGGGGCGATCGCCTCGGCGGCGTCGACGGGGAACACGTGCGCCTGGACGCTGGTGGTCCAGCGGCCTCCGACGGCTTCGAGGACTTCGTTGACGAGTTGGTACAGCTTGGGGTCCATGCGCGGGCCGGTGAGGACGAGGCGGTTGCCGTCGATCTCGGCCCGCTCGCGGAGCGCAGTGAGGATGTCGTCGGTGAGCTTCACGCCGCCCGCCTCTCCTGCTGGCGGGCGGCCCGTCGTGCGGCGCGTTCTTCGCGGCGCCGGGCGGCGACCATTTCCCGCATGGCAACCGGGACGCCGATCCACACGTGAACGAGGGACTGGTGGGCGCGCTGGCTGCCGCCGAATCCGTGGTGGCGGATGATCCCGGCGTCCTGCAGTCGGGCCGGGAGCGATCCCCACTGGCTGGCGGGGCGGGGCGGGTCGGGCAGCTGCTTGCGGGCGGCGACGTCCGCGATCGTGAACGGCTCGCGGGAGTCGGCGGCCTCGACGAACGCGTCCCACACCTCCGTCACCCAGGCTTCGAAGTCGTCGACTATCCGGCGGGAGACGGACGGGGCCGCGGCGGCGAGCTCGGAGCCGTCGAACGCGGGTGCGATGTGGGTCATGACGCGGACTCCTTGATTTCGGCGAGCTCCATGCCGGCGGCCGGGCTGAAGGGGACGGCGCCGACGACGGGCCATGCGGCGACGGTCTCGTCGGGCTCGTATCCGGTGGAGCCCCAGCGGTCGGTGACCATCCAGCGGGCGGGGTGCGGCGGGGACGGCCAGAGGACGGCGAGCTGCGTGCCCTTCGGGGAGCGGCGGACGGAGCCGATCAGGTCGGCGAGGTGGATGGTGGGCTTCTTGGCCATGGGGTGTGCTCTCCTATCTGGTGGCGACCGGCCGTATTTCGGGTACGGCCGGCCGCCGAACGGGGTGGGTTAGTCGACGAGTTCGCCCTCGATGGGGCCTTCGTCGACGGGGTCGGCGTCGTCCAGCGCGGTGGGCTGCGGCGGGAGCGGGGCGCTGGCCACAGACGGGGCGGCCGTGAGTTCTCCGGCGACTTCGGCTTGGGCGCGGAGCTGTTCGCGCATGTACTCGGCGGAGGTCGGCACCCACTTGGCGAGCTGCCGGACCGCGGACTTGAGCCACATGGATTCCTCGCTGGTGTTCCACGGGCTGTAGTCGGAGTTCTTGGAGTCGGACTTGGCGCGGATCTCCATGACGCGCTTGCGGTTGAGGACGACGACCTTGGAGACGGCTCCGTCCTTCATGACCGCGTAGGCGTAAACGCCGACGAGGTCGCCGCGGTCGGCGCCGAACCAGTCGATGCCGTGGACGGGGCGGTCGTCGCGGCCAGGCACGTACTGGAAGGAGTCGCCGGCGCGGACGGCCTCGACGATGACTGTGGAGACCGCACCGGCCCGGTAGATGAGTTCGACAATGCCCTGGTAGCCGACGATGCCCTTGATGATCTGGCGGCCGTTGTGGGCCTTGCTCTTGCGCGGGGTGAGGTAGAACTGCTCGGTGCCAGGCTCCAGGCCGAGACGGGCGGCGACCTTCATCTCGCGGAGGAACACGCCGACATCGGTCTGCGCGGCGGCCATGAGGTTCTTGTCGCCGCGGATGGCTCCGACGGCGAGGCGGATCCACTGGTCGGCGTTGACGTGGGACGGGACGAGGGCGGCGTACTCGTCGCGGTACTGCTCGATCTGGGCGGCGGGCCCGTCGTCTCGGGTGGCGATGGCGTTGCTGATCTGGCTCATGCGGCGGAGTCCTTGCTGGTGTAGGGGCTGAGGCTGTAGGTCTTGCCGTCGCGGACGGTGCGGTAGGCGATGCGGCGTTCGCCGACGACGGCCCGCTTGCCGGTGCCGATGTGGTCGAGCACGACGCCCTTCGCGGCGGTCAGCTCGGTGGCTGCGGCCTTGGCTGCGGCCTGCGCGTTCTCGTAGCGGGCGGCGTCTTCGGCGGGGATCTCAACGTCGACGTCTTCGAGGCCGTCGGGCTGGACGCGGATGGTCTGGTAGGTGTCGTCGGCGCCGTCGATCGGCGGGCGCTCCTGATCGCGGACGGTGCGCAGGAATTCGGCCGCCGTTTTCCGCATCAGCCGGGCGTCGGCCTCGTCGTAGGCGACGGTGTATTCGCGGTAGTCCAATCCGCCGATCAGCACGGCCAGGTGGCAGATCTTGAGGCCGAGGGTGTCGAGCTGCCACTGGATCTGGCAGCGGTAGTGCAGCGGGTACTCATCCGTGCCGGACGGGCCCCAGCCGTCGCCGAACGGGCTGGTCTTGACCTCCAGGAGACCGACGGCCTTGTCCGGCACCTCGAAGACGTTCGCGGGCGCCTCGTACACGAGCCGGTCTGGGGTGGCGCGCTGCCAGTTCCGCTCCCGGTTCCGCCACGTGCCGGCCGGAGCGGCGAGCATCCCGGGGTGCTCTTCCTCCCACTTGAGGGCGACCGGGTCCTCGAGCCGGTTGCCCCACTCGATGGCCGGGGTCATCTCGAACGGGCCGGTCGGGAGGCCCGACTTCTTGTGCCAGAGGCTGAAGCGGGACTGCCACGGGGACAGGCCCATCACGGCGGCGATCTCGGTGGCGGTGATGGTGAGCCCGGTGCGGGCCTCGTCCCAGGCTGCGGTGCCCGGCGTGAGGTGGCCGATCAGGACCCCGTCAGGTGCCGGATACGGGTGGTCTGTGGTGTCTGTGGTGCTCATGGTTCCTGCTTTCGGGTGTCGTGAGGTGGGGCCGCCGCCTGTTGGCTGGGGGGTTGCCGCGAGGCGGCGGCCCTGGGTGCCGCGGAGCGCGAGGGGGGCGCGCTACACCGCGGCGGTATGGGAGGTGTTGGTCAGGCGGTGGTGTCGGCTGCCCGCTTCTCGGCGAGCTGCTTCTTGTGGGCCTCGTACTCGTCGTGCCACTGCTGCGGGTTGTGGCCGGCCTTCTCTGCGGCGTCCCACGCCCACTCGCCGATCTCGCCGGACTCCAGCTGCTCGTTGAGGTCGCGGACTGTCGCCTCGGCCAGGTCCGGGTCGGCCTTCTTCAGGGCCTGCAGGAGCCGGTACGCGGACCAGGCGTAG